AGTAGAACTCTATTACGACGGTAGTAAGAAGTTAGAGACGACTTCGGCGGGTATTACTGTAACTGGTGAAGTAAATGCTACAGGAAATTTACTTTTAAATACTGCTGATAATCAAAAACTTTATTTCGGTGCAGGGAATGATCTTCAGATCTACCATGATGGAAGTACAAATATCATTAACGGTGTTAACGGTAATACCTCTATCAGAACTGCTGCCGCAGGTACATCAGGAGAGAACGCTATTTTAATAGTTCCAAACGGAGCTGTATCTCTTTATTACGACGATAGTAAGAAGTTTGAGACGAAATCTGATGGTGTCAAATGGTACAACAATTTAGATTGCGATGATAATCATGGAATAAGGTTTGGTAATGGACTTGATCTCCAGCTTTACCATGACGGCAGTGATTCATGGATTCGTGATAGTGGCACAGGAAGACTATTAATTGATGGTTCAGAAATAAATATAAGAAAGCATGGTGCTTCTGAAACCATGGCTAAATTTATACAAGATGCATCCGTAGAACTCTATTACGACAACAGTAAGAAAGCCCAAACACATCCAGATGGATTTGAAATTATTTCACATTTATTATTGGGTGATAACGATCAAATTCGTTTAGGAGATGGATCAGATTTAAAGATCTACTCAAATGGAACTGCTGGATACATAGATCATGTAACTACTGGTAGTGGAGCCGATTTAATCTTAAGAAGTAAGACTTTTGTTGTTAGAAACTTAAGCAATGAAAATATGATTATCGGTGATCAGAATGGTTCTGTAAACCTCTTTTACGACAATAGTAAGAAGTTTGAGACGACGAGTGATGGCTGTACGGTTACAGGCTATCTTAATAATAATCATTTAAGAAATACTGTTAGTGGTGCTCAGTATGTTGGAAACAGTACTCAAGGGCATTTATATCTTTACGTTCAAGATAATACAAATAACTCAATAATTCTTCAAGCAAATACAGGTGAAAAACTTCTTGAAGCAAATGCAGGTGGAGCAGTTGATCTTTATCATCATGGCAGTAAAAAGCTTGAGACTACCTCAACTGGTGTCAATATTACGGGTGCTTTAAATGTTAACGGTGCTGCTTTAAGTTCTGCTCCAACAGTAGAAGGTACAGCCAGTGGTTCAATAGCCGATGCTAGTGCAGTTATTGTAAAAAGTAACGGTCTTTTTGAAGAAGCAGCAGAAACAATTACACAAATAACTGGTCAGGATCATCCTACAAGAGGTAGTTTTAGCTATACAGACACAAATGCCCTTAATCATATAAAAACTGTTTGGTGTGCAAGTATAAACAGGCTGGTTTATTTGTATTCTCAAAGCTCCGGTGATGGATTAAGAATAAAAATAGCAAATCTCTATGTTGCTGCCGATGGTGGTATAAATACAGATTTAAGTCCAGCTTTTAACGGTGGAGGTCATAGTTTACAAGCAGAGTGTGAAGCTTACGATTGTGCATGGGACGATGATAATCAAATATTATTTACTGTATATCATCAGAAATCTTCAAATAATAGTTATGCAAGAGCGTGGACTATTAGTAGTACTGGTATTTCAGGAGGATCTCAACTTACATTCCAAAACTCTGGTGAAATTAGCGAAGGTCGCTTACATTGTGGCTATGCAGGGAATGGTACGTTTTTAGTTGCTTATAATAGGAACGGCAATGCTTACGGAAAAATATTTGCTGTATCAGTTAATGCAAGTACTAAAGCATGTACGGAAGGATCTGAAATTTCATTACCTTCTAGTAGCACCGATGATATTTTTAGATTTGGTATATTTGGTCCGCCAGCAAATGATGGTTCAATTGGATTTATTTGGGGTAGATATAACGGTGCTAATCCAACAGTTCAAGCCCGTTCTTTAACTGTTAGCGGTACAACAGTTTCTATGACTAGTAGCGATACTCAGTTAAATGGTGGAATGTTTGTGTATGACGAGCAAAGCGGAGGTAGAAATAATCAACCAACTCTTAGTTACGATTCTGATAATGACGTATATCTAGCTTGTTATGGAGAAGGAAAAAATTCTAGTGGAAGTTTCTACGCACAAAGAAGGTTAAAATGTAGAGCTTTTAGAACTAGTGGAACATCTCTGTCAACAGTTGGCAGTGAGTTACATGTAAGTGTTCCAAACCAAGCATCAGGTCAAAGTGATTCTGCTGGACATCCTAGGTATGGTCTTGCAGCTACATATGACCCTATTTTTAATAGACATACGGTTTTTTGGACAAGCAATGGAGACGATATGAGAGTTGCACATGTCACAACACCTGCGTCAAGCACCCCGACTAAAGTATTGATGGATCATGGTAGTGACGCACATGCTACTACAGGTCAATATACGTCTTCTAAATATATGGAATATAGTAAGTTACCTTTTATAGGCTATATCGGAACTACAAACGGTGGAGTAGGAGGTACTAAAAATATACTGGTTATAGCTGGTACTTCAAGTAGTAATGGTCATCTATATACTTCTCATGGAGGTCCGTGGGCTACTTCGAGTTCTAATATTACTGCTGGATCATATATAGGTTTTTCAAGTGCAGCATATAGCAATGGAAATACAGCAACTATAAAAACAGTAGGTAATACAGTTACAAAATCAAACTTAACTCCGGGTACTCAGTATTATCTTGCCGCAGGTGGCAGTTTAACAACTGATAGCTCGATAACAGGAGTTATTGCAGGTAAAGCAATTTCAACAACAAAACTATTAATTAAAATTTAAACAAAAAAACAATGGCTACAAAAACTTGGCAAATAAACACCCTTCAGCGTGAACTAGCTGATGGTTATGTAAATAAAGTTATCTACCGTGTTAACGGTGCTGATGGAACTTATTCATTCAGAGCTACAGGTGAAGTTGATCTTCCAAAGCCTGACACTCTTGTACCTTATGCTGACCTTACTGAAGAGACAGTATTAACTTGGGTAAAAGCAAAACTAGATGCTGATAAAGCTGGTACTGTAGAGGCTATAGAAGTTGCTGTAGAAAAAGGTGTTAATGAGCAAAAGACTCCAACAACAGGTATAGGTAAGCCTTGGAGCTAGGTGAAAGCACCTAAACTACCTAGTGCTTTAGATATGCCTAGCATCCCTCTAAAGCAACCGTCAGCAGAGATGCCAGTGTTTCCTCCAATTGTTATTCCTCCTCAAAACTTAGAAGCTCCTAAGGGAGTGGAGTTAGAGGAAGTACCAGAGGAAACAGATGAGGCTGAAACTGCTAGTACTGAACAACCAACTCTTAGAGTTCCTGTTGTAAAAATAGATCTACCCTTACCTTCAGCTGAAGTAGTCGCAACGGCTACTTATGCAGCTGTTGCAGCTGTAGCTACTACCACCCTTGCTACTCCCTTGTTTGACAAACTAAAAAAACAAATCCAAAAGTTCTTACAAAAGAAAGTAGATAAATGGAAGGAAAACCGCCAGAAGAAAAAGAAAAAGGACTCCTCGGAAAGCTGAAAGATGCTGCAGAGGATCAAGAACATCAAATCCAGATTCTCGGAACATTCGTCAGACTTGGCGTTGTAGTATGGTCAGGATTTATAATAACTATGAACTATGTAGAATTACCTATGGTTAAGAAATCAGGTAATTCAGATATCACGTTCGTTGCCAGTGTCTTTACGGGAGCACTTGCAACTTTTGGCTTAACCACTGGTAATAAAAACAGTGGGAACGGCAAACCCGTAAATTGTCCTATGGCTAAAAAAAAGGAAGAATGAACAAATGGCTTTTACTTTTCCTACTGGTATCACCCACGGTAGTAAGAGCTGAATTAGTACAACCCAATTTCACCCAAGGGTCTATGAACAGTACTACAACTACAACTCAAGATATAACTGAAGAAATAACAACAACCACCTATGGAGCAGCGTTAAACAAATGGTCTGGGGACAACATAACCCACACTTCAGCAACCTCTGGAGGACTAGCAGACAGCGATTCAGTCTTCAACATGACAACAGCTGGTTCCGACTTCTCACTAGAGGTCGTGACACGAGCAGCAGGTGCAGTAATAGAACTAACAGAAATAGAAAGAACTATCGAAACGGAATCTACTACTGTCTCCTTATCAGTCTTCTCTCAATAGCTCCAGCTAAGTCATCAGATGCAGAAACTACAAACGTCTCAAATCCAGTTGCAGCAGCTACTGGGAATGTTACAAATCAAGCGGTTCAATTCCAGAATAATGGTGCTCCTTCAAGGCAGCACTACGGTTCTGGGGTGAGTTGTAATGGCAGTACAATGACGTTTAGCCCATTCTATATGGGTAATCATACAAAGCCTTTTGACGAAGAAATGGATCAGAGAAGCTACACGGTAGCTGAGAACTGGGGAGGACAAATTAACTTCATGTTTCCTTTGGATCGTAGAGGTTTAGCACAATGTAGACGTATAGCCGCACGGCAAGAAGAAAAGATGAGGCTTGATTATGAGCTTACACGAATGCTGAGATGTGCTGAACTCCAACGAAAGGGATTCATGTTAGCTGAAAACACACGTGTCTATGACATGTGTAGTGATGTCGTC